TAATCAAAGCAGAATATGTCGGATTAATTATTGACAACCTTGAAGAGATAATGCCTTATCAACAGGGATCCTCACAATACGTTTCTCCATCGGTTACACGCGGAGATAACATCAGATTATACACGTAGAAAAAGTAATAGGCACAAAAAATGCCCAGAAAAAATTTCTGGGCTATTTTGAAATCAAAAGCTGATTTTCCCTCAGGATTCAGCCAACTTAGCGAAGTAACTTAGTGCATCGTCCTCACTGTCAGCGAGTGATGTCTGAGGGACACCATAGTCACTGTCGTCTTCAACCTCAACCTTCTTCTCAAAGGTGGGTTGATAAGAACGCTCCTCCAGTTCAGCAGGAGTCACTTCCTGACGGACAGGTGCAGTGACGTTGCGGTTGAGCACAGCGTTGAGACGACGCTCCAGGTCTTCATAAGACTTGAAGTTGGATGCTTCAGTGAAAGCAGTCAGGGAATACTCTTTATTCCACAGTGCTTCCAGAGCATCATCATCTTCAAGCAGAGGACCAGCGGATGCGAACTCAGACTTATCGTAGTTCCAGTAACCATCCTTCTTCACGATCTTCAGTTTGAAGTTGGCACCCTGCCAGAAGTCGAAGGGGTTGATGGGAGTTTCATCATCAAACTCAGGCTGCATTGCCTCCATGATCTTGTCAAAGATCTTCTTACCAAACTTGAACAGAAAGACTTTACCTTCGTGCTGAGGATTGGCAGGATCCTTCACAACATAAATGTTGGCATAATAAGACAACTTACGCTTTTGCTTACGGGCAATCTCTTTGTCAGAATCCAGTCCAGAATTCCAAAGAGTGCGGTTGTATTCTGCCAGCGGATCCTTTTGACCCAGCGTGGTCAGAGAATTCTCAATGTACCAACCACCAGGACCTTGGAAGGCATGACTCCATACCTTTGCCCAGGGGAGGTCTTCACCGTTAGGTGCGGGCAAGAAACGGATGACGGCAAACCCGTTGCCAGTCTTGTCCATTTCGGGTTTCCAGAGACGCTCGTCTGCCCCAGACGAACTTTGTGGATTATTAGACTTCTCAACTTCCTTGACCAGTTTGGCGGTCAGTGAACCGAGAGAGGATTGCTTTTTCAGATTAGAAAACGACATGTGTGTACCTATTAGTTAAGATTTGGCCTTTGTGTACTCCATTATTATGTCACAAAGGTTAGGATCGCTCAATTGATCCTCTCATTTCATCCAAGACTTTCGTCATGTTATTGAAGACATAAGCAATGTCAACATCGGGAGGGAAACCAAGGTCTTGTGCAGACCTCATGATGTTTTCCTTCATTGACTTTGCTTCAGGGTCATCAGACAGACTCATCCTTGTGTAAAGGACTTGCTGTTTTTTCAGGAGATTACTCAGCAACTCAACGTGCTTCATCTTCTCCTCTTTATCCATGGAAGGGAATTTGAATACCATTCCATAGATCTCCTCTTGAAGTCTTGCGATCTCCTCCATCTCTTGTTGTACGATGTCGGATTCAAAAAATGTCATTGTGTCAGCACGACCTCCTTAAGGATCTTTTTATAATGGAATACATCGATATTTAGGAATGGAGAATACTTTTCCATTCGCATCGAGAGAAATTCCCACACAGGATCTTGGAGTTTCTTATCGAAGTTCTTCTTGAACCCTAAGATCTTTTCCAACAGAATCAGAGTCTCCAGAGAGACGTTGTTCTGCAGGTGTTCTCTTATTATAACAGGATGTTTTGTCCCGTCAATGGAAAAAACAGAATCAAAGTTCTTATCTCCAAACAAATCGGATGTCTGTTCTTTGAAGTGATAAGAAAGCGATTGCATTCGCTTCTTCCATTCTGTGAAGTTTGCTTCTCCTGTCTGAATCATCTCTCCAATCCAGAGAGTCTGTGGATCAGTGCAGGAGACAAAGTTAGAGACAAAAAAGTCAACAACTTCCTTGTCATCTTTCTGACGACTCAGTTTCTCAAACCAGAAACGATCTTTACGTTTGTAGAAAGAGTTTATTGTTGCACGAGACTTACCACAATATTTGTGGTAATCATACTTCTGTTTTGTGAAATGGTTCTTGAGCGAGAGATATTGTTTGTAGGCGTCGAAGGGAGACACTTTAGGAATCACAGGGGCAACTTTGCGTGGGATGTACGACGCAAAAGGTTCAGAGTCTGTGCCTCTGCCTTCAGTTTCTCTTTCAATGGTTTAGAAATGAGTTTGGGAACTGATTCCACTTCGATGTTATTCTTCTCACAGAAAAACACAATCGCATCAATGTAACTCATTCCTCCATCGGTGTGAGCGATCTTCTCAATCTCTTCTGTGAATCTCTTGGAACAATAAAACTTGTTCTCAAAGAGTTCTTCCAGGTTCTGTTCTTCAGGCATACTCTCGCAACTTAAACTCAACAAACTCTCTAATATACTTGTCGAGAAGCTGGATGTACTTTCCTTTGTCTCGCTCTTCATAAACAACGCACTCTCCGTCCTCACAGGACATGATAATAACAAACTTCTTTACGATTATACCAGTTAATTCGAAAAGCATACAGGCATATGCTGCACACTGAACGAAGTAATCATCAATCCACTCCCGAGGTTTTGGTTTCTTCGATGTCTTGAAGTCAATGATGGCAAGTTCGCCATTGTGTTCTGCAATGCAGTCCACGGTCCCAGCAATACCAAGTTGCAGACTGTAAAGAGACTGCTCAATGGCATGGATGTTATCAATCTCATCCAACTTTGGTTTTGCTTGACTGAAAAGGAACTGCGAAAGAGGTTGGACCTCAGGCAGTTCCTGATTCAGAAGATAATTCTCAGCCAAGGTGTGCATGTCGGTTCCCCGACTGGTTGCTTTCTTGGTGATCTTATTTGCTTCTTCCTCTCCAACACGTTCACGCCACTTACGAAAGAACTCCCGTTTGATGTGACTGATCACAGAGGTAACAGAAACCAACTTCTGTCCATCAGGAGCATCATAATAACGAACCCCATCAATGGTCTGTCGATCCAATGTTGGGATGTCAATGTCAACGTGTTTGAAGGTCATAAACCGAGTTGTAATTTAGCCATGATGTATTCTTTCACCAAACCACTTCTGCAGATGTCCTCTGCTTGAAACTCAACAACATCAAAGGAAGGCATTGCTTGGATGATTCTCATGAAGTCCATGATGCCAGTCTTTTCAGTTGTCTTCACCAAGTCTGTTTGAGTTGCGTCACCGCAGAACATGATCTTAGAATCGATACCGATTCGGGTGATGATGGAATCGAGTTCGTGGAAGTTCAAGTTTTGGAACTCATCCACAATGATTATAGCATTGTCGAAGGTGGTTCCACGAATGAATGAGGTGCTCCAGAAACTAATCGTTCCCTGTGCCTTCAGATTATTATACAACATTTCAAATGCTGCATCATCAGGCATCTCAAACATGTACTTTACCATATTCTTGTAGGGAATTTGATAAAGTGAAGATTTGTCTTCATGATCACCAGGAAGAAAACCAATTTCACGGGTAGCGACAAGAGACCTAACGATATAAATCTTTTCGTAAGGGGACTTGGGGTCCAGAACCTCTTTAATTGCATTGTAAAGTGTGATGAATGTCTTGCCCGTTCCTGCACACCCGTAAGCAACCAGGTTTTTATCTAACTTATAACTCTCGAAATACTTTTCTTGATTTTCGGTAAGCGGTTCAATCTTTTTCATGTAATCAAGATTGATTGGCTTCTTTCTCTTCATTGTTTTGTTACTCATTCCGAAGGGAACAGGGTTAGTCGTGATACCTGCTTTTGCTTTTCTTGGCATTGATTAGTCGTAGTGTTTGAGTGTACTTCCTGGTTGTTTCTTTGCCTTACTGATTACATCCTTCCATCCTGGGTGTTTGGTGTACATCTTACTGAAGGGATCACCCATCTCAACTCCCAAGCAAGGAGAGTTAGTGGCATCGTAATACCTTTCCCACTCTGGGTTATCAATTTTCCACTGGTCCCAATCATTGATAGACATGACGACTTCCTTGTGTTCGCCAGTCTCCTTATTTCTCACAGGATATGTTGCCAAAATAATTCCTCCAGGTTTTCTATTTAGTTTCTCCCCAAGCAGCCTCAGCAATCACTGGGAACTGTTCGGTAAAGATGCGCTTACACTCAAGGGCAATGTCCATGTGTTCCCTCTGAGTTCCATTGGCAGATCTCAGGTCAATGTAGTGCAACCAGGAACGGAGAGAGCCAGACATATATAGACGA